CAAAGGATGCAAGGGCTACTTGATGAAATTTCTGACTTTCCAAGTGCTAAAGTTTACGATATTGATGAAGATATCAATCCATTTGTTGATTTGGAGTGTGAGTAGATGAAAAAATCAGAATTTAAAAAAATTCTTGATTCTGTTTCTTGGGGTGAGCATTTAAGTGGTGAAGAAATCCAGAAAGTGTTTAATTTTATAGGTTTGTCTGGACCGTGGGAAAGTCAACAGAATTAGAGAAGAACAAAATGCAATTCAACAAAAAACAGAAGCTCAAAATAGAAAGCGAAGAATATCCATATTGTTTTGAAGAAGAGGAGGAATAACATGGATTTAACATATAGTGAAAAATTCAAAGACTACATCGAAGAACAAAATGATTTAGGGCATCCACAAACAATTTATAAGTTTCCTAACGGGTACGGTGCAAGTGTAATCAAACTAAACTACATTTACTTTGGAATTGAAATTGCGGTATTAAGGTTTGATGAAAATGGTAATTGGGATATAGATTTTAGAACACCAATTACAAACGATGTGATAGGTGGATTAAATGAAGAAGAACGAGATAAAGTATTACAACGAATTTTCGATTTAAAAAAGGTAAAGGTGATTTAAATGATTAAACCAAGAATATTAGATAAAAACAAATTAATTATGAAAGAACAGATTGGAACAGCAACTAATCAATGGAACGGTGAAAAAATTGATATTTGTAGAAGTCTAAACGGTATGGATATCATTGTCGGATACAAAGGTGAATCTGTAATTTGGAGTGTAAAAGATATGGTTGAAAAGTCGATAGAATTAATCGACGGTGAAGATATAGAGGAGGATGATTAAATGCAAAACGAAATAGTAAATAAAATAGCCGAATGGTTACAAATCAGCGTGGAAAAAGCAATCGAATTATATCCACAGTTAAGAACGGAAGCGGTGTGGTATACGGTTGGAGAAAATTTGTGGAAACTTATTTTCTATACAATTAGCCTTTTGGTAATAATTACTTTTATAAATTGGCTAACGTGGCTTGATGATAAACGTGATGAAACTAAAGAAAAAAGGTATAAAAAATGGTTTAAAGCTTTAATAGTTTCAACTTTTCTATTCTATATTTTAAACATCGTTTTCCCGTTCTTATATCCAAACATCGTGTTCTTTAAACAGTTTGTAAAGTAGGTGAGTAAATGGAAACAATTAACGAAATACAAGACCCCCGCGTTGCACGCGAGTAGACCACGTATAAAACAAGGGAGGTAAAAACAATGAAATTTATTAAATTAAGACACGGTAACGACGAAAAAATAACATATACAGTAAGAATTGATAGTATCGCGTGTATTGAAACGAGTGTAAACAGCGAGGGAAAAATATATACATGGATACACTCGAACGATTATGAAAACGGCCAACTTTGTGTAAAAGAAACGGAAGACGAAATTTTAAAAATGTTAGAATACCACGAAAGAATGAAACAGCTTTCTAAACTCTTGAGGTAATTATGCACAAAGCCGTAAAACACTATCAACCTAACGCGTTTTTGCGAAAACTGTTTAAAATAAAATCGCCGTCTAAAGTAATCGCTTTAAAACCGAGTAAGAAGACGGAAAAAGCGTTACAAAGATTACAAAAGGCACTAAAGGAAATGTAAAGGGGAATACATGGACAAGTCAGAACTAGCATATTTTGAGAAACTATTTAAAGAATATTATTCTTACGACAAGAAAATACTACTAAGAAAAGCGGAACTAACAGTACGAGAGATTGACGAAAACGTTGGAGGCGGAAAGAGTAATATACGCGCCAAGACTGTTGAAAACATCGTTATTAAACAGTTATCAGACGATAGGCTCGTTTTTCTCGAAAAAGTGTTAGAAGCTATTGAATACACTTTAGATATGATCTACATCATCAACCCGCAATTTAAAACGCTAATCGTTGAAAAGTATTTCAAGAACGGTGGTATTGATACGTGGGAAGACGTGGCCAAACGTGTAGGCTGGTCCACGAGTCAAGCATACAATATTAGATATAAGACGCTAGAAATTTTTGCAAATAGATTAGGACTAGCAAACACATTGTAAACTTTAGAAAAAAAACGGTAGTTTTCCACTAACTTTTACGATATATTTGTATTGTGAAAAAGTGTAAGAAAGATAAATCTTTTAGCTCATGATTTTAAATCCTTTATTTTTACCTATTAAGTGATGAGCTTAATAGGTTTTTTATTTAAAAGTGTGTGAGTCGTTCTGAACGGCTCTTTTTTTATACATTCATTAGGAGGTGGTTCAGTGAGTGAGTAAGTTAACAACAAAACAAGAGTTATTTGTTCAGCATCTCGTCGCTGGACAATCTCAAAGGCAAGCGTATAAGAGTGCTTATAAAACGGACAGAATGTCAGAACAGGCTATTGATGTGCAAGCTTCAAAGTTAATAAAAGACCCTAAGGTTACCCTAAGATACAGAGAACTACTAAAACAATTCTCAAATATGGCTCTTTGGTCTAGGGAACAGGCTTTTATCGAGTACGAGTGGCTTAAGAATCAAGCTAAGGATGATATTAAAATGCAAGGAGTTCGACTAGCTAATTCAAAAGCTTTTGTGAGCGCACTTGAGGGAATGAACAAGATGGCGGTTGTTGGTGACGAATTAGTCAATGAGAAACTTCAACAAGAAATCGAGGTTCTTAAGTCCAAAGTAACGAAGATGGATGAAAGCAACGAATCGAAAGTTGCAGAATACTTGAATAAGTTAGGAGATGAATTAGATGAGTTTACGTGATGTGTATACTCCTAAGCAAATTCAAGTTGCTAAACGTCTTCGTGCTTCTGATTGGTTTATCTGTGTGCTGCATGGCGCTAAACGTTCTGGTAAGACAGTATTAAACAATGATGTGTTCCTGCAAGAGTTACTTCGTGTTCGTAAGATCGCGAATGAATTGGGGATTGCTGAACCCCAATATATCCTAGCTGGAGTATCGAACCGGACGATTCAAAACAACGTATTGCAAGAGTTGTACAATCGATATGGAATGGAATTCAAATTGGACAAGCACAACAGCTTTAGACTGTTTGGGGTAAAGATTATCCAAGCATCCACTGGAATGATTTCAGGCCTTGGAAACATCCGAGGGATGACAGCATTTGGAGCTTACGTAAATGAAGCGTCTCTTGCTAAAGAACAAGTATTTAAAGAGATTGTTTCACGTTGCTCGGGTGAAGGAGCTCGGATTGTGGCGGATACAAACCCAGACAATCCTAATCACTGGTTAAAGCGTGATTACATCGATAACGAGAGTGAAAACATCATCAACGAGCATTTTAAGCTCGATGATAATACGTTTTTATCAAAGAGGTATCGTGAGAGCATCAAGAAAGCTACTCCTTCAGGGGTTTTTTGGGATAGAGATATTGAGGGACTTTGGGTTATCGGTCAAGGAGCTGTATACAAAGACTTTAATCGTGAAGTTCATTATGTGGACGATGTTCCTTATGAGAAAATCAGCAGCTATTTTGTAGGTGTCGACTGGGGTTATGAACACTATGGGGCAATGGTAGTCATTGGAGAAACGGATGACGGGACCTGGTATTTAGTGGATGGTTGTGCTGCAAAGCATAAAGATATTGATTTTTGGGCGATGAAAGCAAGAGAGTACGCTGATAAATACGGTGAAAACATTCCGTTCTATTGCGATTCTGCACGTCCAGAGCATGTAAATCGACTATGGAATGATGGCTTGAATGCGTTCAACGCTGATAAATCTATCCTATCTGGAATTGAAGTTGTGGCTAAAGGCTTCAAGACGAATAAATTATTTATTTTAAGAAACGCTATTCCTCGATTCGATGAAGAAGTTTATCAGTATGCGTGGGACGAGAAAACAGGGTTGCCTGTTAAAGTATTTGATGATGTTATGGATGCGTTACGTTATGCGTTGTATTCGAATATTACTAAAAGAAATGGATTTGTGGGGTGATTGAAATTAAAATCGAAGAAATTATGAGCAAAGATTACGATGTTGCTGCTAAAGCAATTGATACAGCTATCAAAGAGCAGATAGGAAAAGAATCCTACTCGACTGCTCAGACAGCTAGTCGATATTATGAGAGTGATCATGATATTAAAAACAATCGTATCTTCTATTTGGACGATAACGGCGTCCTGAAAGAAGATAAATACGCAACGAATGTTCAGATTCCGCATAGCTTCTTCACTGAATTGGTAGACCAAAAAGTGAACTACTTATTGAGTAACCCAGTTCGGTTTGAAGTGAAAGAGAACGACGAGCTGCAACGTTTGATTGATGAATATGTTGATGAAGACTTCCAATTGTTTGTTTCAGAGCTGTTAGAAGATGTATCTATCAGCGGTGCAACTTATGCTTATATGAGAACGAACGCGGATGACAAGCTATGTTTCCAAGTGTCTAGATTTTTGAAGACGTTTATGGTCTATGACGAAACATACGATGAAGTCGCAGTTATTCGTTATTACAAGAAGCAAATGCAGGTCGAAAATAAGTTATTAGACGTGATGTTTGCAGAATTGTGGACGGATGAGAATGTAACGTACTTCAAGACGGACCGCAACGGCAAATTGATTTTTGATAAAGATCGTCCGAAGAATCCAAAACCTCATGTGGTTGCAAAAGCGGATAACGGAACATACTTAACACGTACTTATGGACGTATTCCGTTTTACAAATTATCGAATAATCACAGTGAGAAGTCGGATTTAGCACCGATTAAAGCGCTGATTGATGATTATGATTTGATGGCTTGTTTCTTATCCAATAACTTAATGGATTATGACAAACCAATTTATGTTGTGTCGGGATTCCGTGGAACGAACCTTTCAGAACTGCGTCAGAATATAAAAGCTCGTGGAATCGTAAACGTCGGTAATCCAGATAACAAAGGGAACGTTGATTTGAAGACATTCGATATTCCTTTTGAAGCACGAAAAGCGAAGTTAGAAATCGACAAAGAAGCGATTTATAAGTTCGGTATGGGATTTGACAATTCTCAAACAGGTGACGGAAACGTAACAAACGTGGTGATTAAATCACGATATACGCTTCTTGAAATGAAGTGTCGCAAGGTAGAGATTCGTTTACGTTCTCTACTGAAATGGGCGCTGCATGCAATTATTGATGATATCAACCGATTGAATCAAACAAATTACACAACAGAAGGAATTCAGATTCTGATTGAACCAGAAATGATTGTTAATGAATCGGATATTGCAAACGTTGATAAGCTAGAAGCGGAAACGAAGCAAACACTTATCAATGCCATTGTATCAAGTGCTCCATACTTAGGAGAAGATACTGTTATTGATATGATTTGCAAGCAATGGGACTTAGATGTTGAAGAAGTTCGCAAAGCTATTGAAGCAGATTCAGAAGTAGGTGAAAACGATGAATCAGTGGGAACAGGAACTACAGAAACTGGAGAAGATTCAAGACCTGAAAATGAATAGGGAATTGTATCACATCTATTCGGAAACGTTGAAAGACGTTAAGAGTAAATTGAAAGCATATCTCGATGAGTATGAGGATTTACCTTATTGGAAGCAGAAACAAACTGGTAGGTTAAAACAATTGACAGACGAGATTGTTGAAAAACTCCAAGAGGTATATCCTCAAACTAAAACTGTAATAGAGAATTTCAAACAAGAACAATTTGAAACTGGATATTACGGTGGATACTACACTGTGGAAGAATCGCAGCAAGCAGATTTGCCGATAGCGTTTCTTCCAGATGATGTTATTCGGTCAGCAGTAAGGCGACCAGTTGCAAGTAAGACGTTATCTGAACGCTTGTATAAAGCACGAAATAGATTAGCGAATCGTTCCCAGGGTGCAATCACCTCTGGGATATTGCAAGGGCATGGATACGCTGAAATAGCCAGTGTAATATCAAGTAACTCAGAAGCGAATTACAGGCAAGCATTGCGAATCGCACGTACTGAAGGTGGTCGAATGCGAACGCAAGCAAGGCAGAATTCGTATGAAGAAATGGAAAAAGTAGGCTGTGACTTACAAAAACAATGGCTTGCTGCATTAGATAGAAAAACTCGTAAATCCCACGGGCACTTAGACGGTCAAAGAGTGAAGATTGATGAATTCTTTGTGTCGGATGGATATAAAGCCATCGGGCCAAGATGTTTTGGTGTAGCTGGTATGGATATCAACTGCCGCTGCACTACTATCACAATTGTAGATGGAATCAATCCAGATTATCGAAGAGATAACGAGACTGGAGAGAAGATATCGTTTAGAACGTATGATCAGTGGAAAAAAGATATTGACGAACGTCGCTTTTTGATGTCTGAAGACGATGACTACTTGAAAGCAAAGAACATGAAGGCACATCAATTAGGCAGTAAACGAGCTATCAAGGACGAACAGATTAGTTTTACTGGTCGTAAGGTGATAACTTCAAATCATGATATGTATGTGTCGGATAGCTTGAAAGGGACCAAGAAGAGCATTAACTATTACGAAAAACAGGTGGATAAAGCACTAGAGCTGCTAGATTTACCAATCGGTGCAGAGAAACCTAGAATTGTACTGATGGATGCTAAGAAGGACCTAGGAAGGCCAAATGCTTTTGGTTCATATTCACCAAGGACAAACACGATTTACCTAGATGCAACTACGCCAGGGCATAAAGCTATTGTGAAACGTTTAAAAAACGTGAACAATAGTTGGAAGAAGGACGGTAACCCATGGAAGTTCTTTGCAGTGGATGACGATTCTATGAGTCCCATTATCCATGAATTTGGGCATTATCAACAATATCAATACGTAAACAAATATGCGGAGCAAAATGGCATAAGTTATGCTGAAGCAAAGCGTAAATTTAATGCGAAACTGCTTGATATGATTGATAAGAACCATTATAATATTGCTAGAGATATCAGTGGTTACGCAAAAAGTCATTTAAGTGACAATGAGCATTCGTTAGGTGCAACTAATGAGATTGTTTCTGAAGCGTATACTTTATCTATTTTAAAGTCACACGCATTGGCAGATATTATAACAAGATTGTTGGAAGGAGGTTATTGGTAATGATTATACCGACAGAAGAAGAAATGAAAATGTATGCGAAATTTGCACCACTAGAAGAGTGGAGAAAGCGCGCTTCCGGTACAGAATTACGTGATGACGCTCCGGAAGATATGAAATTGCTAGCGTTAGAAGAACAAGAATGGCGTGGAAAACTACGAAAACAGAGGGAAAACGACCCGTTATATCGTATGCTTAACTCGTATTAAAATTAATCAATTTTCAAAGGATACAACCAAAAAGGTTGTGTCCTTTTTTTGTTGCAACAAAACTGACCTGGGCAAGTCCATAAACTACCTAACGACTCATGTGGAGTATAAGCACAAAAAAATATATCCGCTGTTGGAATCAGCATAAAAATTGGAGGGATAAAAATGGAATGGATTATTGACATTCTAAAGAAATACCAAAAGGAAGATGGCACGATTGATTTAGCTACTGCAGAGCAAGAAATTAAGAGTGAATTTCCTAAACAAGCAGTTCCGAAAACTGTTTTTAACGAGAAGAGTGAGCAATTGAGAACCGCAAATGCGACAATTAGCGAACTACGTAATAACAGCAAAGGCAGTCAAGACAACCAAGATAATCAAGACGGCCAAGGGAACGAAGAATTACAAACGCAACTAGATAAATATAAAAAACGTATTGCAGAATTAGAATTGCAAGAAAAAACGAACGCGATGAATTACCAAGCGCGTTCAGCTTTAGAAAAAGCAGGTATTTCTGATGTGGAATATGGATTGTATTTATTAGGCACGTTAGAAGCAGACGAACAAGGCAACGTTAAAGATTTAGATAACAAGATTAATGATTTACGCACATCTAAACCAGTATTTTTCAAAGATGAAGCACAAAATTCATCAAATGGTTACAAAGTTGAAGATACTAAGTTGGATGATAGTAAAGAATCAGTATCTGAGTTTGACAAAGCTTATGCTGAAGCTGCAAGAGCCTTTGGGCTAGAAGAAACAAAAAATTAAAGAAAAGAAAGAGGTAAAAATATATGGCAAACACATTAGAATATTCAAAAATTTTCCAACCTTTACTTGACCAACAAGTAACACAAGAATCTACAACAGGCTGGATGGAAGCAAACGACAAATTTATTAAATATGAAGGTGGGGACGAAGTTAAAATCGCTACACTTTTAACAGACGGATTAGCAAACTATGATCGTAGCGATGGATTCACAACTGGTTCTGTTGATTTGAAATGGAATTCATACAAATTAACACAAGACCGTGGACGTTCATTCACACTTGATTCGATGGATGTGGACCAAACTAACTTTGTAGCTACTGCTTCAGCTGTTATGAGCGAATTCCAAAAACAACAAGTAATTCCAGAAATTGATGCTTATCGTTACTCTAAGATTGCATCACTTGCAATCGCTGGTTCACAATCTAGAGAAATCGAGCTTACTGCAGACAATATCATTGGTGAATTATTAAAAGACTTAACTACTATTGAAGAAGCTACAGGAGTGACAGACGTAGTAATTACAATGTCTCCAACGACTGCAACATTATTAGCAAGTGCTAAAAATGCTAAAGATCATATGTCTACAACACAATTAAAAAAAGGCAGCATGAACGTTCGTGTTGAATCATTTGATGACAATCCTATTGTTCGTGCACAACAACGTTTATTACAAACAGCGTTCAAATTCAACGATGGTAAAACATCTGGTCAAGAAAAAGGCGGTTTCGAGAAAGATTCTTCAAGCAAGGCAATCAACTGGATTATCAGTGCTAAAGACGCTCCTGTAGCCGTTTCTAAGACTGATAAAGTACGTGTGTTTGACCCAACAGTCAACCAAGCTGCAGACGCTTGGAAGACAGATTATCGTAAATTCCATGATTTATGGATTACAAAAGCGAAACTCGAAAAAGTGTTCGTAAACGTAAAGCCGTAGGAGGTTATTAAATGCGAAAATTTAAAAGATTAAATGTTATCCGTGAAACGGACAACGAAGTGATTATTGAAAAACTGCTGGATGAAGGTTTTGAAGAAGTGAAAGAGGAAGAAGTGAAAAACACTAAGAAATAAGAAGGAAAAAGAGGAGCGATTGCTCCTCTTTCCTTTTATTTAAGGAGCGAGGATATGATTATTCAATTATCAGAAGCGATGGAAATCGACAAATCTATTTCAAAAGCAGATTTAGATGCTTATGAAACAACAATTCGTAATTTAACGAATAATAATTTCCAAAACAGAAGTATTCGTAATCAGTCACTATCCTTTCACGAGAATGTTATTGAAATGAGACATCCTTTAAAAGGTGTTCGTGTAGGAGATACCATCGAAGTCAATGATTCAATATACAATGATGGGCTATATGTTGTTGATTCCATTTCGGGTAACAAGATTTATGTTCAAGGTTCTGATTTTATTGAGGATTCTAACCATAAAGCGATTGTTACAAAAGTGGAGTATCCGTCAGATATCGCGTTTGGATTGAAAAACATCTTGCGCTATCGTGTGAAGATGGGAGGAAAGCTCGGTATTAAGTCAGAAACAGTCTCACGCATGAGCACGACTTACTATGACGTGAATGCTAATGACAACATTGATGGATTACCATCTTCTCTTTACAGTTTCTTGGACAAATACAGACGATTGAGGTGGGCATGATGTTTCAATTCGAAATACAAGAAAAGAGATATGTCGATGATGGTATTGGTGGCTCAACAGACGAGTGGCATACAGTAATGACAGTAACTGGTTGGATAGATATGCTGACCGGCTCTAACGCTTCAAATACGACGCAAAACGCAATTGTAGAGCGTTCTACTCACGTCTTAATTATCCCAACGTTTGCTGAAGGTATCAAGGACACAATGCGTGTTGTTGACTCGTCTAAGCGTTCGTACACGATAACATACTGCGATGACCCAGTAGGAGTGCACCACCACAACGAAATTTACGTGACTTATGAAGGTGAGCTAAATGGGTAGTTTTCGATTCGAGGATTATAGCAAACGCACTAAGAGAGAATTGCGTGAGGTTTCGTTTAAAGCATTAACAAGAGTCGGAAACTTGATTAGTTCCCAGTGCCAGGCTTTAGCAGCAGTAGACACTGGAGAATTGAGAGATAGTATCCAGGCGATTGTTAAAGAGTACGGTGGTGATGTACGAGTGTTTGTAGGAACGAACGTTGAGTATTCCGTATTCGTTGAGTTCGGAACTGGGGAATTTGCTGAGAATGGATTAGGTCGAAAAGGTGGATGGTTATATCGAAGTCCAGACGGGAAAGTAGTATTCACGTATGGGAACGAACCGCAGCCTTTTATCCGTCCTGCGTTTAAGAAAAACAAGAAACGTGCACAGGACATTATCGCTCAAACATTTGTAGAAAGTTTTGGTGGTTAGCAATGTTAGATTTTGCAAAGTTATTTCAATCGGAACTATCCACAATCACTAAAGAATGCTTTCACGAAAAGAATCGCAAAGATAAGGTGATGTATCCATATCTTACTTACGATTATGATCGTGAGAATATTACTCGTGAGCGAGATGAAATTACGATTGAAATTGATATTTTTGATTTTAACACCTCGTATAAAAGGGTGTTGGAGTTAGAGGAACAAATCAAACGACACTTCAACGGACTGATGCAACTAACAGAAGAATTATTCGTTCATTTTCGATTCGTTGGGTCAAATAAAGTGAATACTGGTTCAGATACCGTGAAGCGTCGAAATATTAGATTAAGTGTTCAAACAGAATGGAGGAAATAATAAATGGCAAAAACAGAAGTAAAACGCACAGGATATACAGTCGATACGCCTAAAAATTACCTGGTTGACGCCGGGGCGATTTATAAAAATATCGAATGGGATGCTGCTGGAAAGAAATGGAAAGGTGAACTATTAGGTGCTACTTCAGACGGTAATAAAGTATCGATTGTTACTACTTACCGTACAATTGAAGTTGATGGAGTGTTTACGCCTGCTAAAGGTCAAAAAATCATTGACAAAGCGGAAGCAACTCTAGAAGTAAACGTTAAAGAAATCACTGCTGAGAATATTCGTTTAGCGTTAAATGGTAAAAAGGACGTTGGAAATGGAACTGATAATCCTTCAGGATGGGATATCGTTCAATTGAAAGACAGACTTGAAGATGGCGATTATATTGATAACATCGCATTAGTTGGTGTGATGTCTGGAAGTAAAAAACCAATCATTGTTGTTCTATACAACGCGCTTTGCACAAGCGGTTTAGAATTTAATACTAAGGATAATTCTGAAGCTGTAATTACAATGAAATTCGAAGCTCACGCTAACGCTGAAGATGTTGCAAATCGTGTAGCGCCAGTTAAAATCTACTATCCAAATGCAACGGAGGAATAATTTATGGAATTAAGAGAATTACGTGGAGACGATATGTTTTCAATGCTTTCTATTATCGGTAAGTTAGATATTAAAGATGATCTTGTAGAATTGTTTGAAAAACAACAAGATAAAGATAGCCAATTGTTAGGTCATTTATCTAAGAAACCAACAAAAGCAGAAAAAGAAAAGCAAGAAAAAATGCTTGAAAAACGTGGGATGCAAATGATTGCAGGGTTAATTCAAACGATTCTTGCAAATATTAATAAAGCGAAATTAGACATTAATACTTTCCTTGCTGACTTAACCAACACATCGATTCAGGAAATTCAGGGGTTAAACTTTGTTGACTATACTCAATTACTAGTGAAATTCTTCAAGAAACCAGAGTTGAAGGATTTTTTAACATCTATCTCCTCAATCTTAGGCTCGGGCAACACGCTTTAAAAGATAAATTATTCAAACGCTATTCAAATCCAACTGCTCTTCTAGCTACCTACAGCATGAAAGAGACGTTGGATTTTTTAGCGTATCTTTTCGAAGTGGAAGCAGAAGAGAAGTTGTGGGAGTTGTGGTTAGCGAAAGATATCGAACAAGATTTCAACTCTTTCAAACAAGAACAATTGAGTAAGATAAAACCTTCTTCAGTTGATGGAAAAACGATGAGTCAAACTGAAGAAGAAGATGCTATTCGTTTAGCAGAACAAATTATGAGTATGGGGGTGAAGGAAGATGGGTGAGATATTTCGACTGTTTGGGACAATCGGAATCCGCGGTAGTGATGCCGAGAAGGAACTGGATGGCGTAGCAAGAAAAGGGGAACAGACAAGCAATAAGCTGTCTAGTTTCTTTAAGAAAGCTGCTACGGTCATAGCAGGAGTATTCGCTGCAGGGAAATTAATAGACTTCGGAAAGATGTCAATCGAAGCGGCGGCATCCGCTAAGGCTACTCAGGCGCAGTTCGAACAAGTATTTGATGGGATTGTCGAAACTGCAGAGAAAACTTTAAACGGCGTAGCTAAAGAAGTCGGAGCGGTCCCAACGCGAATTAAACCAGCTTTTAACCAAATTGCATCGTTTGCTAAAGTTGCAGGAATGGATACAACTCAAGCGATGGAATTTACCTCTCGTGCTACAAGAGCAGCGGCTGATACTGCAGCTTTCTATGATAAGTCATTAGAAGAAACGACTGAGACCTTAAAAAGTTATTTAAAAGGTAATTTCCAGGTTGCGGACAATTTAGGAATCTTATCTACTGAAACTACTCGTAATGCAAAAGCAACTGAGTTGTTCGGCAAGGAATATTCGAAATTGTCGGGTTTACAACAACAAGAAGTACTCTTGAGAATGTATGAAGATGCCAACAAAGTATCCGGCGCGATGGGGCAAGCCTCTCGTGAAGCTGACGGTTGGGAAAACGTTATGGGTAATTTGAAGCAAACATGGGAAGATTTTAAAGCCACGATCGGTTCAGTTGTTTTAGATAGCCTTGTTACTGGCATGCAAAATCTGACAGGTTTTGTGAACAATTTAAAAGACGGATTTTTGGAATTGAAAACCAACGGAGAACAATTCATTAAAAGTGTTGTTGAATCCGAAGCGTTTGCTAAAGTCCAGGAAATATTTAGTAAGGTTGTTGAGAACTTAAAAGCAGCTTTTGATAATATCGGTGGAGTCGTTAAAGATGTATCCGAAATCGTCGGAAGTTTTGTTGATGATCTACTTAAAATTGTAACGGTAGAGGACATTATTAACACTGTCGGAGGAGCGTTTGAAACGCTGAGTGGTTTTATAAGAGATGCAACTGGTTGGATTAAAGATTTGACTGGATATATTTCTAGTAACCAAACTGCCATGGATTTACTTAAATCTACAGTAGTTGGTATCACAGCCGCATACACTGGTTACAAAGTAGTGATGGGAGTAATCAAAGGTATCGAAGTTGCTCGTAAAACAGTATTAGCAATCACAAACGGATTAATGCTAGCACAATTTGTCCGCACTAAAGCGTTGACTGCTGCAGAAGCGGCAAATGCTGCAGCAACGATGGGTGCAAGTGGAGCGTTTAAAATCTTCAACGCTGTTTTAAATGCCAATAAACTTGCGGTGATTATTACAGCAATAACAGCAATAACAGCAGCCTTGACATGGTTCTTCACGCAAACAGAAACTGGCAAAAAAATATGGCAAGATTTCATGAGCTTCTTAACAGGTTTGTGGAACGGCATTTCTAGTTGGGCTTCCGAAACATGGCAAAGTGTCGTTGACACTATCACGTCAGTAGTTAATAGCTTAACAGAGTTCTTTAGCAATTTATGGACTTCCATCACGAATATAACAACACAAGCGTGGAATGCGTTCCTTGGAATCATAATGCCTATTATTCAGCCAATTATTAATGCGGTTAAAGCCAATTTTGAGTTGATTAAAAACTATATTGATACTGTTTGGAATGCTATCTCAACTGCAGCAGGCGCAGCATGGGAAATCATAAAGAACGTCATCATCGGTCCAGTGTTAGTTCTATTACAACTATTGACAGGTAATTTCGAAGGAGTGGCAAGCACTCTTAGTCAAATTTGGACCAATATTTCTACTGCAGCACAAACGATATGGGAAGCATTATGTACGATTGTATCTGCATTTGTAGATACTCTAGTACAATATGTCGTAAATATATTCACTGGAATGTCTGAAACGTTTGGGAATATCATGCAATCTATTTTGGATGTAGCGACTTCCATTTGGAGTGCTATCGTTAGTGCTATTAGCGGATTTGTAAGTTCAGCTTATTCATTCGTTGCAGACGGCGTAAGTAACATGTTCAATATCGCATCCCAAATGTTTAGTAATATCGTTCAAGCGGTTGGAGATTTCTTCGGTCAAATTCCTGGAACGATTAGCGGTATTTGGAATGATGTTATTAGTTTCTTATCTGGTATTAACCTATACGATATCGGGATGAATATCATCCAAGGTTTAGTAGAAGGTATCGCAGGTATGGCTGGTAGCGTAGTTAGCACTATTCAAAATGTTGTAGGAGGCGCTATTGACTTTGCTAAAGGCTTACTTGGAATTCACTCTCCATCGAGAGTATTTAAAGAAATCGGTAAATTTACTGGCGAAGGTTTAGCGATTGGGATTAACAACGAAGCGGATAATGTAGCAGAAGCTAGTAAGAACATGATAGATGCGGTTATTCCGGATTCTATTCCGCAAATTCCAATCGACTATTCAGTAAGTTACGGTGCATCTCCATCTGAAGTAAGAGATTCTGCTTTGAAATCCGCTACAGTCCAACCGATTGGACAGGGTTCAAAAATCGATGTTGTTATTGAATTGTTACTCAAAATTCTAGAAAAAGACAACAACACTTATCTTGACGGACGTAAATTAACTGATGTTGTGAATGGATACAACAAACTTAATGATAGAAGAATGATGAGAGCAAGGGGTGAATTAACATGATTTACAATGGAAAAGATTTATCGAGTTTAATAATTATTAATAAAGTAGAACGTGCTATGACACCTCTTGTTACAAACGTTGTAAAACAAAAAAGATTTATTAAGAGAGAATACGGAGAAAAAACTATTACAGTTAGGATCACTGTTAAACACGATGTGTTACAAACAATTGATGTGCTGAATCGTATATTCTCTGTACCAAATCAAAAATTGGTTTTCAAAGACCAACCTTCAAGATACTACGAAGCCGTTTTGACTGGCGAAATCATTCCAACAAGTTCTGTACGAGGTGCTGAATTGCAATTACAATTTTTAGTACCAAACGGCGTGGCTTATTCTACTGTGGAAAAAAATGGAGTAGTAATCGGTGGAAAGTTGACCATTGAAAATAACGGAACAGCTCCTACTTATCCTATTTATACATTTATAGCAAGTTCTCCTTACAAGATGATTGCGTTAGCTCATCCAAACGGGAAAGTCGTACAATACGGCTACGAGAACGGAGAGGATGCCATTAAAACAGGTGATGTCGTTCGTTTTGAATCAGAAAGCAACACACTTCTGATTAATGGGAAAAGAAAATACATTAATCCTGCCAGTCAAGTATTTGGAATTTTACCAGGAACTACTCAAATAGAGATTAGTGCTGACGGAAATAAAGCAGTTCCAAGTATTAAATGTATCTATAGGGAGTGTTGGTTATGATTACGGTTACGAATAGACAGTATGATATTGTCTGTCAGTTGAGTTTCGACTTAGCTGACGGACTTTTTGCATACAACGATTGGTTCGAACAGGATTTGGACACTGGTATCGGAACTTATCAATTCACGGTTGATAAAATAGGAGATCCTGAGATTGAAAAAATCAACGTAGGCTGTTATTTAATTGTAAAAGATGGTAGTAAAACACGCTCGTTTGAAGTGATGCGTATAGAAGAGGATAAAGACTCTAAAACGATTTATGCTGAAGACGCGGGCTTGGATTTGTTAGGGGAACAAGTCCCACCTTACAAAGCTGACAAGAGCTACCCAATCACTCACTACATCGCAGAATTTACTTACGATTCAGGGTGGGAAATTGGAATTAATGAGATTCCAAACACTACTACAAGAAAGCTCGAGTGGGAAGGAACTGACACTGCTACTAAGAGACTTAGACAGTTGGTGAGAAGGTTCGATGCTGAGATATCTTATGACTTTGAATTTGTTCATGGAAAGATATTTAAAAAACTAATCCACATCCACAAAAAGATTGGGGAAGACAAAAAGGTCAGATTAGAAGTTGGGAAAGAAGTTTCCAACGTTAAAAGAACTATCTCAATTGAGAATTTAGCGACTACGATTGTAGCAACTGGTGCTGATGGCATCACATTGGCTGGAGCTGAATATAACGAAGGAAATATTCGATCTCCGAAGAATTCAATTTACTTAATTGATTATGATGCGGTAGCAAGATGGAAGCGAGCTGGTTACGCTCCTGCAGGAGGAGGAATCGTTAAACGGTACGAGAGTGAGGCTAAAACTCCGCAAGCGTTGATGACTGAAGCAGTTATTAAATTGAAACAATGGAACCATCCCGAAGTGACGTATGACGTATGGATTAGCTTATTACCAGAAGGAATCAATATCGGAGATACTGTAATAATTGTGGATCATAATTATGAGCCAGCTTTGATTGTGGAAGGAAGAGTAGCAAGTATTAAGAAATCTCTATCAACCAACGTGGATGGAGAAATCAAAATCACTAATATCGTATCAAGAGAAGACACAATAAACGAAAAAGTTAGACGTTTAAGCACATTAGTGCAAGAACGTCTTTTTGATTTCACAAGTGTTCCATTTGTAATGAATATCCAGTCTAGCGACGGTGTAGTGTTCCAAAATAGTAATATCTCTACTAAGTTAATCGCTAACGTAAGCAAGATGGATATTACTATGACTAATCGCTTCACTTATCGCTGGAAACGTGTGAGCAAATATGGTGCAGACGATGCAGCATGGAATGCGCAACATGTAAATGATAGCAACGAATTGTCAGTTACTGTCAGCGATGTTGATAGAGAAGCTACATTTATCTGCGAAGCCATCGAAGGAAACCAAGTTGTTGCAAGCAGCTCTATTGTTATCAAAGACTTCATTGTTAACAAGTCAATAGGGTCAACTCCCCCAACCAATCCCAGTCCTGGAGATTTGTGGACTGATACGAGTGTTCCAGGAAAAGAAGTGCCTAAAATATATTCTAATGGCGAATGGAAACCGGTTCTTGATAAAGATGACGAAGAATTAAAACGACTACAAAAGCAGTTTGAAGAGCGTAACAGAGAACACGCTAATCAATATACAAAAGTTATGGAAATCATCAACAAGAATTCCGTTACTGAAGATACACTTAGAGATTTAACTGGTCGTTTTGGAAACATGGAAGAGTCTTATAAGCGTATCTTAGAGACTGCTGCAGAGATTAAAGGTCTTGGTCAGAGGACTAAAGCTGTTGAATTAAATATAGAGCAATCTAAAGTCATTCTTAATGCAATTGCAACTTATTTCAATGTTGATGAAGATGGATTGCTTATCGGAAAGAACGGTGAAAAGCTGCAAACGCGCTACAATAATGAACGCATGGAATTCATTGATTCAGGTCGTGTTGTTGCGTATATTTCTGGCCAGCAAATGAACATCGTCAGCGCAACATTTTGGAATAGCGTTACGATTGCCAATCATATATTCGAACGATACGACAATGAGTTCACTGTAATATCGTATGTAGGAGGTGCTGTGAATGGCTAATTTTTCTAATACTACCAGCAACGGATACGTCCGTTTAGTTTTCCAGGTTACAGAAGCAAGCACGAATATTCCTTACAACGATTCAGAAGTTGCTTATCATTTATGGTTAGAACGCAATACAACTTATGCTTACGACTTGAATGAAGAAAGTTTGGCTGAAGCAGAAATAAACGGCACTCAAGTAATAAGTAAATACGTTAGCTTTGATTTAAGGGATAGAGAGTGGGTTTCTCTTGGGAAAGGAAGCATTACAGTCCCTCATAATGAGGATGGAAGTAAGAGCATTTCAATCCGCGCTAGATTAACGAACGTCGCCAATTTAGGCGATATTGGTTGGTTTAGCGGAACATTGGATCTGTCTACGATTCCTCGTGCAAGCTCAATCACCTCTGTAGTTGCTACTGAATTAGAACAACCCGTTACTATCAAGATTGATAAAAAAGTCAACGAATTCAGGCATCAAGTCTGGTGGCAAGTGAACGACAGTGGTTGGAATGATTTAGGAACTGGCCATGATACAAGCGTACAGCTAACAATTCCAATATCTTATGCAGAACGTATCGCCAATAGCGATACTGGACTACTAGATGTGTGTGTACGCACATTCAAAGGCAACGACAAGATTGGGAGAGATGTGTACAAGCGAGGCATTGGTATTAAAGTTCCTGCTTCTATCGTCCCAACGCTTGAGGATGTAACAATCGCTGAAAGAACGGCGAAATTAGCAGAATTCATTCCACTTGGAAATTATGTGAAGGA